TATGGCCTTTTTCTATAGCCACTACATGGGGGTGCACAGAGGCCGTCGTCTTTGGCAGCGCTTAAAGCGACAAGGGCTTCGTTTGCAATGAATTCTACATAAATTTGGATTTGTTTTTACATAAGCTTCTTCATTATATTTTTGTGAAGATAATTTTACAGTAATTGTTTCTGGACCATAATTTTCAACTTTAACTGTCCAAGTTTTATTATTAAAATATAAAGGATCTCTAGGTGTTATTTCTTGAATATCATTACCATTTTCATCAATAGCTGTAATTGTAACATTTTTTATATTATCTGGTTCATAATACCAAAATATTTTATAATCTTCATCATTTACATTATTTAAATTTCTAAAAGGCCAAGTTGCAGTATTAACATTAAATGAAGAATCAACTGTTATTGAATTTGATTGTTCTTTTATTGTATGAATGGTTAATTTACTACCAGTAAGATTATCAGGCACCCCAAATTTAACATAAGTCGGTTTAAATGCATCTATTTGACCTGATTTTGTATTTAATGATGCTTGTATTGTAAAAGAAACACCCTGAAATGCAGCACCAGTATAATTTATTGTGAGATCTTTACCTAAATATGCTAATACGGATTGAGAATTTTTTAAATCATAAGGTAAATTATTTGGACCATATGTACAATTAATAGTATCTGATTTTAAAAAATCATCAATTGATGATAAAGAAGTACTTATAACTTTATAACTTATATACTCAGTGGGGTTATCAACAGTTTGTGAAAAATCATATTTTAATGCATTAAAATCACAAGTTATAAATGTTGACAATGTTACCGTATTTAAATTTACATTTTTAATAGCGGTTTTAACATAAAAACTAAGATAATTGCTATCATAATAAGTTGCATTACTTGAATCTTTCAATGTAACTTTATAAGAATAACAATGCGGTGGTGATGTTGTTTCCCAAACTACATCTCCATTATCAACATCATAAACTCTTATAGGATCATAATAATGGGTTTTACTGACATCGTTTACAGTAAATGCAGTAATAGTATCCAATACGTCTTGCGAATTTGTTTGCATTTTATTGCAATGTGCAATATAGTTTAAACCTAAATATGAACCAATTGGAAAATTGAAAGCTGCATCTGAAAAATTATTATAAAAATTAAAAACGCTATTACTTAAATTAATACTAGCACTTAATATACAATTACTTGTATCAGAAAAAGGTATATAAGGTACAGAATTAAAATTTGATGTTTTAGGATTTAATCCTTCTTGTACTAATTGAAAAGTTTGAATATTGTCAACAGTAGGATTATGTTTTACTATATAAGATGGACTAAAATATTGCGCAGCGTTTAAATATTTATCATCAATTTTATTTTGAGCTAATGAATATATCACTCTAGAACTTTTTTCAACAAAAGAAGAACTAAAAGATATAAATGTAGTATCTGGATTTATATATGCAATATCAGTTTCTAATGTAGAACTAGTTGAACCTTCAGTACCTGTTGTGAAATTTACTATTGGATAATTTGTTTGTGTTCTAGTTGCATATAAATCAAAATTTAAATAATTAGAATCATTTGGTATATCAATTAAACTAGGCATATTATTGACATATTGATTATGAGCAATAAGAGCATCTTGTTCTAAATTTTTAGATTCAAATATATGAACTGTTGAACTTTCAATTAATTTTACATTTGTCGTTAAAACCCATTTTTTTGTACCACTATTGTATGTTAATGATTTTGGGTTTAAAAATATTCTATTTGGATATAATAAATAACCATAAGATAATAAAGAATTATCTGGTTTTTTTAAATTTATATAAAACAAATTAAATTCATGAGGAGTTTTAAACGTTTTTCTTATTGTGGATATATTAAAATGTAATATAGAATTAGATCTAAATTGAACTGCTGTGGGTCTTTGTATATATAAAGTTTTAAGTTCAGGAGTTACTATAATACTATCATTAAAATTTGGAGAAATTGGATCATAATCAGTATTTTCATATGTAAAAAAATTAGCATAATCCGTATTACTATCATAATAATCTATTACTTGATTTAAAGGATTTCTAACATAGTTTATATAATTTCCAATTGATATCCAACCAAAATCAGACCAAAAACCTGTCCAATCGGATTTTACATTAGGAAAAGGATTGGTATCACCAAAATCAGCATATGTTTTAGGAGTTATCGTATGAGATTCATTAGGATAACTACCAACTGTCGATATATTAAATACTGGTGATGATGATGACATGTACTTTAATATTTAGGTTAAAAACCAATTTTACAAGCTTTAAAAAATACCTAAACCTGTATAAAATTCATATGAAAACATCTTATCTATCATTTTTTCATCACCAATCCAATCAAATGCACTTGTTAATTTCTCTGTAATTGTTGTTTGAGGGTTATTCCAATCTATAATATTATTTGAATAGTTATTATTATCGGTTGGTATAAATTCATAAAATTCATAATAAGCAGACCAATCACTACCTAATTTTTTACTATCAGCTAATGTAGATATTGAATATTTTTCTAAATTTACTATTTTTCCAGTTTGGACTAATTCATATTTTTCTAATGATTTTGTTTTTAATATGACAGGAATTCCAGCTGTAACTGTATATGAAGTTGTTAGTAATTTACCTCTATTAAAAGATCCATTAGGACCGGGTTCTTTAAAATAATTTTGATTTTTTTGAACAGACCCCCAAAGTTTTGATTGATTGATGGATACAATATCCATTAATCTTTTTATTTCTGATGGATAATTTAAAAGATAATCACTTGTTTCCGTATTAGTAGCGTCTGACATACTATATAATTTGTCAATCTCACATGTATCTATATCAGAATGATTTAAAACAAAATTTGCTATTTTTTCGTATCCTGAAACTCCAAAATCTTGATGATTATATGGATAATACCCATATATTGATGGTAAAAAAGTGTCAAATAAGAAAGTACTTTCAAATAAAGTAGGAGTTATAGCATATGATTTCATTTGAGCGGCTAAATCATAATTTTCATTAACTTTAAAGATGTCAAGTTTATCACTTACGATTATAGGTTCTGATGTACTTTTAGGTGTTACTATAATTTTTTCAAAGAAATTAGTTTCAATGTATTTATAAAAAGTACTGGCTAACAATGAATGTAAAGGATTAAAATTTTTAGAAGTTACAGCTAAAAATTCAAGAGAACATGAAGCACCAGATAAATTTATTTTATAAGTTGAATCTTTTTTATAAAATTTATTTAACCATTTTGTACCCATCCAATCACCATGAGCTTGTAATGATTTTTCCCATTGATTATATTCAATTTCTGTTTTTCCAGTTTCAGTTTTTGTAAAAAATGTAAATCCTTGTGGATTAACATAAAATTTATCTACATATTGTTTTGTATTTGTATTATAAATGTAAACTTGATTTTCAATAGAATTTATAACATATAAATAACCTTTTAAATCACAAGCTATACCTTCCAATGCGGTTTCATCGGTATTAACATTTGGTTTAAAATAAAATGGAGCGTATTTTGAATTATCACTATGATCTAAAACATTAAAAGTTGAAACACTACCTGTTATATTATCAATATAACCAATTCTACCATAACTATATGTAAACCATAAATTTTGATTTAAATCTAATGTAAGTTCATTAACTCCTATTAAATTATTAATTGAACTTAAAAGATTACCATTTGTATCTCTTTTTTCTATCCAACCTATTGTTCTCCATATATTATTAGATAGTGCCACCCATACATTATCTTTATTATCAATTATTATATCTTGCGGACATGCACATACTGGATAACTTATTGTTTGTAATATATTACTATTAACGTCAAATTTTATAAGATATCCACTAGCATAATTTGAATATGTAACCCATATATTATTTTCACTATCTATATCTAATATAGTAGGTTCTGTGAAATTTTGCATATTTTCTTCGTTTGGATATGGTTGATTTTTACTATACCAATCAGGGTCAATATTAGGTGGGTCCACATATGGAATATCTGGATCTAAAAATAATGCACCAATATAATTGCCATCTTTATCTAAATTTATAACATAATAACTATCATATAAAGTTATCCATAAATTTTTATCTTTATCCAAAACAACAGATGATGGTGAAACTTGATCATAAACAAGAAGACCAAGATTATCGCTTACAATTTTAACTAAATCTATTGCTGATAATAATTGACCTTTTGAACTAAATTTATAAAGATAATTTAATTCACCATCAACCATCCAAGCTGAATAATCCGGAGCAGGTAATACCGCTATACTGTTTATACCATGAAAACCAGTAGTTGCAAATCTATCGTTTGCGATATTTGGTGTATAAACAAGAGGTACATCAAAATTATATATTTGAGCTTTTGATAAAAGTTTATTATTTAAATTATAATTTGAAGGGAAATTATATTCAACTATACCTACAACTCCTGCATGTGGATTAGAAAGCCACATTTTAGGACTGTACATATTACCTGTTATATCAGGAGAGTAAAATTCAGAAGCTGCTGTTAATTTAACATTAGTTGTTGATCTATTATTAACATTAAAAAGAGTTTTACAATATCCCGGTGAAAGATATTTATCTTGATTTTTATATGTTATTTGAATTTTATCATTTGGAAAATAAGCTTTAATTAAATTTCTATTATTTTCATTGCGATAAATTTCTAATAATATTTTTTCTAAAGTATTAATAGTATCAATAGTTTTAGCTTTTTGTTCTGGTATTACGTTTTCAGGTAATCTACTATTACTACCTTCCCAATATGCTAATGCGTACTGTATAGATTTAGCTACAACACCTGTTTGCAGTTCATAGACAACTGCATCTACCATCAAACCAACATCTCTTCTACATTTGTCGAGTAATGCTTGATTTTGTAAATAAGCTTTACCTCCAACATAATTTGAAACCCTATCTTGTATTGAATTTTTATTTTTAAGTATAATTTCCGCTAATTTAATATCTTTTTCTGTAGGTGCGCCTTGAGGTGAATATTTTTGTAATTTGCCTTTATTTTGAATTGGATAAATTATATTGTCAATTCTATTAATTACATTATTTTGTATATTAAAAAATTCATTAGCTGATAATACACCAATTGTTGTAAAGGGTGTAGGATGATCTGGTATACCTACTGTAAATTCCTGTGATAAAGCAAGGATACATGATTTGAGTTTATTAATTGTATCAATTGTTTTTTGTTTATGATTTGGGACTAAACTATCTGGTAATCTGCTAGTACTACCACTCCAATAAGCTAATGCGTATTCTATACATCTAGCATTAGTACCGTTGTTTAAATCATGAATTAATGCATCAATCATTAAACCTATATCTCTATTACAAATTGTAGCTAAATTAGAATCTGATAAATATTTTTTTTGTTTAACATAATCAGAAACTTGTGTTTGTAATAATGTTTTATTCATTTCTAAAATAGAAGCAGTATCTAATTCTAATTCAGTTGGATTATCAATTGGATCATATGTATTTAAATTTCCACTATGTTGAAGAGCATAAACTACATTGTTAAGTCTATCAATAACATCTGAATGTCTAGCAGAACCTAATTCAGTACTAGAGAGTATACCTGTAGATGTAAAAGATGATATTTGAGATGGAATATTATTACCGTTAATGTAATATGCCATAGATTTAATTGAATTTACAGTTGCATTTATTTGTTCTACAGGGATAATAGGAATATTATTATTATTACCATATATTACATTTTTTGTAATACCTTTAAAATACATATTACCAACTTCAATTGATCTATGATTTGTATTATTCTTTAAATCTGCGGCAATAGCATCAATAATATAACCAGAATCCCTGTAACAATAAGCACTAAGAGTAGCATTAGAACCCATTGCTTGTGGATAAAAATGTTTAGCATATTTTACAACTTGTTCTTGTAATTGTGATTTATATTTTAATATATTTTGGCTGGCATTTAAATATGAAGAATTCGAAACAATACCAGCAGGGGTTGTTGGTGGTGTATTATTTTGATCTAAAATTATTTTATTAAAAATTTCTAAAAGATCATTAATTTTATTAGATGGGGTTACTGTTATAGTATTTCGACCATTTATGTAATACAATAAAGATTTAATAGATCCCACTGTTGCTTCTATTTGATTTTGAGGTAATGTGGGAACTGAACTTCCTGTGTTATTAGCAGAACCCATAAGAGTTCCTTTAAAATACATATCGCCAACCTCAATTGATCTATGATTTGTATTATTTTTTAAATCTGCGGCAATGGCATCAATAATATAACCTACATCTCTATAACATTTTGCAGAAAGAGCATTATCTATTAATGTTGTTGGATAATTGTATTTTGCATATTCAACTACTTGTTGTTGTAATTGTGATTTATAATTTAATATTAAATTAGCTGCATTTTTATATGAAATATCAATATGATTACCTTCTGGTAAAGTTATTGGAGCATTATTTTGATTTAAAATTATTGTTTTAAAATTATTTAAACTATTTGTAACTTTATCAAATCCAGCATATGAATATAAAATATCATCATTTACTAATTGTGCTGTAATATTAATAGTATTTGTATTAGTATTTGATGGTAAAGATTTATTAAAATTAGAATTAAATTTATAAGGTGTTACTTCATTACCTTCATAATATAATTCACTATATTGTTTATTCCAATTAAAACTAAAAACTATATGTTGATCAGATGGTGACCAACGAGGATTAATAAAATCTCTTATTCCATTTTCTGATATTTTTATATAATCAGGATCTCTGTATTGAAAAACGTGAGGTTGATATGCAATTGCTTTACTATTACTATAATTAGATGATTGAACGTGTTGCGATGCATCGTTAAAATAATTAACACCACTTGTTTGAAGCATTGCAACTATTGTTGTGTATTTTTCATCTTTAATTGCAAGATCATAATTGTAGATATCATCTACGAAATAAAATTCAGCATAACCGCTTACTCCTATAAAATTACCACTTACATTATTTAATTTATTATCAGATCCTATGTACATAGGAGTATCATTTGTTATTATTGATTCAATTTGATTTCCACTTAAATCCAAAAAATGATTTTCTGTTCTCAGAAAAGACCATTTTGACATATTAGTTTGAGGGTTATATGCTTTTGAGTATTTAGAAGTTAAATTTACAATATGTTTATCATCATTTGATGATGTTATAATAACTTTAAATGGATGTTTATTTATATGACCAGCAAAAGTTGGTGGTGGTGCGTAATCAAAATAAATTGATTCGTTTAATAATGATGGAAGCGGTAGTGCTTGCATATTAATAATCAGTTATTTGTATTATACCAGTTGGCTCTATAACTTTTATTTTATTTATTAAATTTGTTATATCGTTAAATCTAGCATATTGAAAATATTGAAGTTCAAAATTATGTGAATGTACCGATACATCTAATGATGGATATGATTGATTCCAAACTAAAAATGACAAACCATCAATATATGTATCAGTATCACTTCTGTATGTTTGTATTTTATCAACACCATCTAAATTAACTATTTGTGATGCTAATTTAGATATATCTATAAATTGACCTAATTTTATATTTTTCTTATTAAAAGTATTTTTTATTAATTCAATAACACCATTAATAATACCTGATGATGATTGTCTAGCATTTGGAGTTTTATATATAATAAGAGAATTATAATATAAATCATTTATATTTGCATCTGATGTTGGTGATTTAACATAAAAATCAAAAAGCATATTAACAGGGTCCATTGGGATTAATTCACTAGTTATAACTTTTTGGTTCTCAACATCATTTATAATTAATTCTTTTTGTGCAGAAGAAATATATAGTTGTGATTCATTTAAAGGAACCAAATATGCATAAACATTATTGAAATTACAACTATTTGAAAATTTAATTTGATTATATAATATTGTATTATCTAATTGAGGCGATTTAATACCAATATTATAAAGGTATTTAATATGACCTTTAAGGTAATCATCATTGTTTACTATATAACAATCTGTTAAAATATTTGAAAAATTATCTAATATATAATTTTTAAAATCATTTGCAGTTACTAATCTTTGTTGATATGAAAAACTTTTTGGTGCATTTTTTCTTATATCATCAACACTTTCTTCTGCTGTATAAGAATTAGATGGATAATTGTTATTTATTGTTACATTATTAATTGTTGTATTATCTAATACATTTGCAATATTTTTTTTAGTATCATTAAATATTAATGAATAATTAACAGTATTATAAACTACAATTTTTGTTTTACTAAGAGTATCTGCTGCTATTGTTGATGTTGTTGGATCTATTTTTAAATAATAAACCAATACACTATCTCCTGTTTTTAATTGTTGACCATTAATATTATCACCAAATTTTATTTCATAATTTTTATTTGGATTATATCTAACTTCATATGTTTTATCAGATGCTTTGTTTAAAAATAAATTTTCACTTCTTTCCCATTTTTCCCATGTGTCTGTATTTGCAAGTTTTACATATACATCAATATTATTATGATCAATATATGTATTTTCTCCAAGATTTAAAAATAAAACTTCATTTGATGAACCAAGTGCAGTATAGATTGGATATTCTTCAAATTGTCCTTGATATAAAAATAAATCAAAATCAGGATTTTGTGTTTTAATTATAGAATTTTCTAAATATGAAAAATATATATCTTTTGCAAAAGAAAAAGTAGTGCCTCCGACCTTTAAATAAGAATAACGAGGAATTACATAATTATTAGGAAATAATGATGCTCTTAAAGTAAAAGCAACTGATTGTGTTATTTTTCCTTTTGGGTTATAATTTAAAAGTTTTACTATTCTATTCATGTTCTCATAAATTTGAGCTTCTGAAAACATTGTTTCAGATGATGTTTTATTGAGATAATAAAGAAGAGTACTAAAAGTATAACTTATAACATCTAAAAAAGATGATAAATTAGAACCTTGATAATTTTGATCGGTAAAAATTTCATTTTGATTTAATCTATTAATTATTAAATCATTGATACTTGTACCATCAAAAGACACATAGGAATTTTTGTTAAAGAGTGGATCACTGTTAGTTGCCATTGTAATAATTATCCTTTATATAAGGACTTGTCCTCCTAGTTTTGCAATAATGTTTATTATATTTTGTTTTTTAATTTCTAAAATAGTATAATAAACCGCAATGTAATATAAATTTTGATCTATATTAGGAGTAACTAAAATGTTTGATACATTTACTCTTGGTTCATATTGAGTAATTCCGTTCAATATTTCATTACCTATAGATCTACCATTGGCATCACTTATAGCAGTAAACAAATATTGTTCCAAAGAATATCCAAAATCTGGATTCAATATCTTTTGACCTTTTTTTGTTGTAAAGATATTTTTTAGTGAATTTTCAATAGCTTTTATATTATTATCAACTATAATATCACTTGTACCCACAGCATTTATACCAAGACCTATACTTTTAGCTTGCTCTAAATCCAAATGTAAGTCAGTATAAATCGGATCTTCTACCAAAACAACTTGTGATACCTGTGTTACTGGGTTATTTTTTTGTTTTGGTCTTATTAAATTGTTTAAATCTATGACTGCCATTGTATAAATACTTATGTTAAAAATCTGTTTAAATTGAGATAAGTAAATGTAAGTATTCATATCAACATGTCCAAGTTCAATAAATTCGAAACACTATTAGAAACAGCTTTCTCTCATTATTCCAATGGAGGCTTCAGAGAAGGTGCTCCTGTGCGTTTAAAGCCAAGTTTCTTGAATTCTCCTTATTTCAAACAACATTATGGTAATGATACCATTTTCAGCGAATGGATAAAATCCTTAATGGATCGCCAGTATTTCTTTTTCATCAAAAGAGTCCTTGGACATGGTTCCATGCAAGATGTAAAAGATGCAAATGACAATGCAGGTGCAGGTGATTGCTTCCTCCTTTTGAAAATGGACCCAAGAACAGTTTCAGCACCAACAGAAGTCTCCGAGTTTACTGTTCCCGGTGATATGAATCATATTGAAGTTCTTCACTTCGGTACAAATCTTCCACCAGTTCAAGGTGTACCTAATCCTTACGAATATTATAAGGCTACATTGCCTGAATTAGCTTCTAATCAAGATCTATATAATAATCATCCACAAGATGATGAAACTCCTAAGAAGAATACATCAATCCCTGCTTCTGTTGCAAAAGCTGCAAAGTTTAATGCACCTCAGAAGTTGAAATTAAGTAAGAGAAACGATTAATTTCTCAATTGCCAAAAGGCAACAGAAAAAGTTAATTTCGTGATCCATCACAAAGTTATCTCTATACATATGCTCTCCTACTTCGAGCATTATACCTTTCTTGACATCATCCTTTAAAAGGCTTGTGTAAACAATATCAAATATCTCTTTAAGTAGTTTTTGATAATCAGATGCAAAGTTTCTCTCTTCCTGAATAACAAATTTCCTGATATCAATCACTGATTTCTTTGAAATCAAACTATCAAATATAGTATTGGCATAATTCCTGACCTGATCATTCTCTTTAATCAATAAAGTACCTGTAACTGAAAATCTTTGCAGATCATTAATAATCCTTCTCATATCGGGAAAGTTATTTTTAATATACTTTGCAAATTCAACTTGAGATTCTACTTCTATCTTTATATTCTCTTGTTTCAAAATATAAAAACATCTGAATACAGTTTGATCCAGCTTAGGGACTAAATTAAACAGTAAACATCTGGATTGTATAGGCTCAATAACACGATTAATATAGTTAGCAGTTAATATAAACCTAGTAGAAGACGCATATTCTTCCATGATGTTACGAAGAATTCTCTGTGCCTCTCCTGTAGTACCACAGAACTCATCAAGGATAATAACCTTCTTCTTACCGTCTAGTGAACGAGTTTGGGAGAAAGAAGTAACCTTATTTCTAATGGTATCAACACCGTTCTCATCAGAAGCATTAATATACAAATATTGACACTTCAAAATGTCATTTACAATGATTTTAGCAAGAGTTGTCTTACCTGTACCGGGATTTCCATACAGAAGTAAATGAGGAGTATCTTCGTTTATCTTGGAAAAGAAATCCCTATTGTCATCAGACAATACAATATCATCCAATGTTTTCGGTGCATACTTCTGCACCCATAACTGATTATACAAACTGCTCATCCTAGTATGGTAAACTAGGAAGGGGCTATTGTCAACCGTTAATCAATGACCTGCCATCATTACCAGAATGGCTGGTTAAAACTTCCCTAACTTGTTGCTGGTTGTTTTCCGTAACTCTATAGGCTTGTAGTAAAGATACAATGTGTTGTACCTTATCGTTAGGAACTGTATAATTTACACCATTAACTGTAATTGTTGTTGTCATATAATAATATATTAGTAAGTATATTTACCATGTCAAGCAATAATACAAGTGAAATAGATTCAATTATACAGGAATTAAAAGCAGATGAGATAGCACCAGTTGTTCGTAAATCCGAGCCTGTTAATGTTGAAAATGTAAATGATGAAAATGTAGGGGAATATGTTTATAAGAAATCAGCAGAGCTTGTAGAGTCCACATTGGGTGCTGTACAATCACTTAAAGATAATGTTTTAACTGGTAGTGACCCAAGAGAGATTGCTGCTTTATCTCAACTCATAAATTCAGCCACAAAAGCTCTTGACCAATTAAATAAAATTAATATTCAAAATAAAGTCAACAAATCAAATGTTGAAATCAAAAAAATGGAAATTGATGCTAATGCTAATCGCCCAATACTTCCAAATACAACAAATGTTTTAATTGCTACTCGTGATGAGGTTATGAAGCAATTGTTTGATAAACCCAAGAAAGATAAATTAGAAATTCTTGATGTAGATTATACTAAAGAGTAAAATTGATATATAACTCAAAAAAACTGGCATATATAGTCATTTATTGACATATATGTCATTTTTTTGTCTTTACAATTCCTATACATTTATTAATAAGTGTAGAGGTTTTGTAATGATATCAAGGCAAAAAAAGTGCCATACCCCTAGCAATCGGGATATGGCGATTTCTTTTTCGAGTGGTTAGACTTAGAGGTAGCTTACGTTACCTTGGGCGTTGCCGCCGAAGCCTTGACCAAGACCTTTAACTATGATGATGTGATAGTATAAGTTTGCACCGAAGATGTGATCAACAACGCCGTAACGTGTCATAAGACCTACTCTAGGAGCAAAGTCGTTAGGACCAATTGTGCGCTGGATCATAACTGGGATGTAAGGGCAGTATACGATACCTGTATCATAGTATTCAGTTCCTTTGTAGCCGAGCAATGCATACTCAAGTTCGCCTTTAGAGCGTTGTTGAGATAGATACTGTGCATCTGTTCTAGTGTCACGGTAAACTTGGAAACGTCCACCTAATGTACCAACTTTGGCAATGCCTGTTGGTTGTGTGTTTACGTTGCCGTTTACTGGCATCCACTGGAATTCAGGGAGCATCTCAAGGATTGCGCAAACACGAGGAGTAGCGATAACGAAGTTAGCACTACCTCTGCGGTTACGGATAGCGATGCGGTTAGCTTCGATAATTACCTTGGAGTAGAAGTCCCTGTTACGCTCACCCAACCAACGTGCGTCGGCGGATTGTGCGTACCAGAATGTGTATCCATTTGGGTTACCTGCATTGAGACATACTTGGATCATTCTGATAACCATTTCACGGTCGATTTCGGCCTGAATTTCATACGACATAGCGTTTGTTAATTCAGAGTCGATATCAAGGCCGTTCATGTTCTTGAGATCTTGTTCAAGTTCTACTGACCAACGTGCAGCGAGACGGCGTGTGCCAGCTTCTACAGCGGTTTTGGAGAACTCAACAACGACCTGTGGGATGTTGCCAGTTAATTCATAGTTACTGAGGATCGCAGCTACACCTGTATCAGTGTCGAGAATTTCGAAATCATCCGAAGTTCCGTCTGTACCTGTGAGTGCTGTTGATGCAGTACCTGTGAATCTTGTATCTAAGTATTGGTAGCCGATTTCCTTACCGCTAGTACCAGATGTATTGCGATCATAACCGTCCTTACCAATTGTAGGGTCTGCGAATTGTGATCCATCTGTATTACC